CTGGTAACCGGCTGGATGTTATGGGAAAGGAATTGGGAGTCTCCCGCCAGACTGCATATCCTGGATGTGAATAAGTATGCTACCATGGGGAGTTACGATAAGTTGAAGGAGGAGTGACAATGAAATGTAAACAAGGCGATATTGTAAAAATAAAACAAGATGTATTTAATGAAATGACATTTGATTATGGATGGACAAATTCATTTTTGGTGGAGAGTATTGATGGTACTGAAGCACGACTTATACCACATACTCCAAAGCAGATGGCTATGTTAAATTTTTGTGATAAAATGGAAGACTCTTTATATGTGCCTCATACGTTTTGTCTTGTGAGGCTTGCTTATCTTGCTGAAGGCGCTTGTGGTGATAAAGATGACCCCACAACTTGGCCTTTTACGGAGTTTACTTTAGAAGAATGCACGGATTATGGCAACCTATGTCAATGCATCGAAAAACGAAAAGTACAGTGGGAAAAAAAGGTAAACTATCATAAAGAACTAGTAAAAGCGTGTAGGACTTGTCGTAACGCCAAGCATGGGTATGAGTCTATAGCTTGTACTTTTGGGGGTTCTTTTATAGATTTGGATAGTGATATAGGTATATGTGATAATTGGCAATTAAATCATTGGGATAGTCCTGATAATAGGGAAGACGCCTAGTAATAATACCAATATGGCATCAGGCAAAAGTATATCAATTGAGATAAATTGAAGGAGGGAGTATGACTACTATAGGGGATGTTCGTCGGGTATTATGGGAAGCATATGAGAAGTGGGCAAGCACTGTGGATATTTATGGAAAGTCGGCAGAAGGTACGTGTAGTTTGATATATCCTACATACTGGGAAAGTGAGGAGCTTGCTGATTTTTCTGAACCAATAGGTCTTGAGGTATACAGTTATGCTCTTGGTCCTAACAGGGAACATTACTTTATGAAGGCGGAAAAAGAAGACCATCCTGAAAGTGACGTTTGGGAATCACCCGATTTTATGGGTAAGGCCGTGGAAGTCATTAAAGGGTGGATGGAGAATATATGATTTGTTACCGTGATATGACGCTTTGCCCTTATTGGGAAAAGTGTAGTAAGGGGAAAGACTGCTTCAGGGCATATACTGAAAAAGTAAAAGATGAGGCAGATCAGTGGTGGGGGAAGGAAGGTGCTCCTATTTGTGTATTTAGTGAGGAACCCGAATGTTTCCAAGAAGAACCAGATGGAATGTGTTGACTTCTAGCCAGGAGTTTTGTATCCTATAAATATGGAGGATATATGAAGGCGTTATTTAGACTGAAAAAAGTCCCACATCGCTATATAGAATATTTGACGAATGAACAGGCGGAAAAGGGTTACAGAACGGGCTTCCTTGGAACGGAAAATAATATTCGCTTTGCCTCGAAATATATATCGTTTGGGTTTTACACCGAGATTCTTGGTTTTGGTGAATGGCTGGATTACTATGGATTTACTATACTATAGGGGGAGAGATGAGGCTGGTGGCAGTTTCCGGGGGATTTGACCCCCTGCATCTTGGGCATGTCGAGCACATCAACCGTGCTCGCTTACTGGGGGATGCCTTGGTGGTTATTCTCAATGGGGATGACTTCCTTCTTCAGAAGAAGGGCTATGTTGTCCAGCCCGAGGAGGAGCGGGCGTACATCATTGGTGGGATGCGAGCCGTGGATATGGTATACATTCACCATCCGTCAAAAAAGGGAGATATGTCTGTTTGTGAAGCCCTGGAATTGATTCATCCAGATATCTTTGCGAAAGGGGGTGATCGTGCACCGGACAGGGATCCTATTCCTGAAGTGGAAACGTGTAATCGCTTAGGGATTCAGATTGTATATGGCGTGGCGGATATGGATAAGGGGCAATACAGTTCTTCGTCCATTATTGAACGAGTAGCACAGAGGGGGCTATATGTCGAGAAATGAGATTCCTATTACTCATTACGATGAGAAGGGTATTGGGTATAGTGATTGGGTAATAGGGGTATATTCTTTTAGGGAAGCACCCTATCGGATAGTGCGGCGTGTTCGTTGGGAAAACGGAAATGAGGAATGGGAGACAATATGGGGGGAGGGGGATGATGAGGATTTATTCTCCATCCCGGAACCCCTGTATTGCCTGGTCATTAAAGATAATGGGGGTACTGTATGATTAGGATTGAAGTTACTTCTAATAGCGCGAGTACCTATGGGGAAGCTTACACGGAAAAATATTGTGTGGAGAAATCCCATGTAGTGATCGATGGAGTAAGTACCCCCTCAGATCATGCCTGGGATGAGTATTATTCTGTTTTCCGCGAGGTAATGGACCAGATAGGATATTGCTGGCTCCCCTCTGCTTCTCGTATTCGTGATGCTATCCAGGATCTTATCGACGAAGATATAGAGATGGATAGACGGGCAGAGAAATTGGAGGAAGAACGCAGGATGATGGAGGAGAAGGAAGAGAAATACGAAGAGGCCGATTACGATATGGATGACCTCGATCCTCCTGGGGTTTCTTAGTCTCTGGCCTTACCAGTTGAAAAAAATGTAAAAATGTGATACAATCCTCCTTTATAAGCGTAGAGGAGGCTTCATGTCAAAAATAACCCTTCCTGTAGATATATCCGATTTGAAACTTACTCCAAGAAAAATTGTATTTATAGGCGAATACTGTGCCAATGACTATAATGCTGAAGAGGCCGCTCGTATTGCCAAACTGGTCAAACCGGGTATGTCCCAGGCAGAAATCAGTGTGCTATGCCATGAGCTTTTAAGTGATCCTGATATATCGAAGGCTATTTCCCGTTTTGTGGACTCCACTCTTGCTCCCTATAGAGATAAATTTGAAAATGTCCGTCTCCGCGAGTTGTATATCCGTGCTTTTTACAAACCTTCCTGGTATCATCGTCCTGATGGAACAGTAATCCCCCTCGACAAAATCTCCCTCGAACGTCAAAGTGCCATCGATAAGGTGGAAGAGAAGTTTTACGGGAAAGATGGAATTCGGACAGTTACCTATACCCTGGCCAATAAGGACATCGCACGCAGGGAATTGAAGGAAATGCTCAAGAAGGGCGAGGAGGGCCCTGTTACCGACGATATGATGCGTACACGACTCAAGGAGATATTTGCCGCAGCGAAGACCGGTATCCAGATAGGGGCTCAGATGGCAAAAGAACTGAAGGACCCTACGGACGCACAAGTTAAGCTATTAGATAGAATTAAAGAAGGGAAAGAGGATGCCGAAACAGTCAACTAACCCTTCCTATTACACTGAGGAAGATTTACGCCTTATCCGGGATAATCCTCATATTCTCGGATGGATAGCCGGAATGAAGGACCTAACTCCCCTGCATTCAGAGTGGATCAAGTATATATGGCTAACCAAGAAGGGTAGATCTCTTATGGCCCACCGCTATTCATACAAGTCTTCTGCTATAATTTACATAGGGTATGTCTGGTATATCCTATTTAATCCAGAAGATCGTGTTGCCCTGGTACGAAAGACGCATACTGATGCCTGTGAAGGAGTTGGGGCAATAACGAAGATCATGCAACAGCCGGAAATTCGGGAGCTTTTCCGGTTTGCCCATGGTGAGTACCCCGAGTTTACTAAAAAGCGTATAGATGCTATCGACTTCACGTTTAAGAAGTCTAAGACCCCCGAGGGCTCTATTACCGGCTTTGGTCTTAATTCTCAGTTTACGGGCAAGCACTTTGAAGTAATCATGTGCGATGATATCTCCACCCTGAAAGACCGCCTCTCGAAAGCAGAACGTGAGTACACGATGTCAATTTGGCGAGAATTGTCAACTAACGTCATTGGCCCCGGAAAGCCCTGTTGCTATGTAGGGACTCCTTGGACGGCTGAAGGTGTTGAGTCAATTATCCCTAAGCCCCGAAAGTATTCGATTAAAGACTGCAACATTCTGACCCCTGAACAGATTGAGGAAAAACGGAAAGGAACCACCCCGGCGCTTTTCTCTGTCAATTATCTCCTCGAATATATGTCTTCCGAGGAGCAGATTTTCAAGGATCCTCAGTGGGGTGATTGGATATACGGCAATACGGAAACTCCTTATGCTCATATTGATGATGCCTACGGTGGGAAGGATTATAACGCTTTGACTATTATGGCTAAGCGAAAAGACGGGAAGATTCAGGCTGTGGGTTTCCTGTTTCCGGGTTCTATTGCTGAACGGATAGAGGATATTAAAGAAAAGTATAAATTGTATAAGTGTAAGAAGATATATGTAGAAAATCAATCTGACAAGGGCTGGACGCTCTCGATGTTAAAGCACGCGGGCATGAATGCTGCTGGGTATGATGAGGGCATGAAGAAAGAGCATAAAATAGCTACTTACGGTTTGGAGGTATGGGAGAACACCATTTGGGATATATCTACTGATGGTATGTACTTATCACAGATTACCGACTGGACCGAGGAACTAGGTAAGGGTCATGATGACGCCCCGGATTCCTTCAGCAGTCTTGTCCGTATGAAGTATAGTAAGAAGGGTGCCAGCGGGGAACGGTGGCGCTGGTAAGACCACTTGAAGAAAAATCAATTTTGTGATACAATTCCGTATTGCTGTTAGTAAGGGGAGGGACTTGGATGGTACAGTCCTCTTTTATAGACCAAAGATTAACTACTCCTGTAGTGACTAAAGATAGTATAGCCCGGAGCGAAGTACGCCTTGATGGGTGGAAGAACATCCTTACGGGCGCGGGTACGTCTCGGGATAAGCGCCGGTATACCTCTTTTGACGCTACTTCTTTTTTGACTAAAGACCAGCTTGGGTTCATGTACACGGGTGACGGCATTGTGGGTTCCATTATCGATATTTTCGCCGATGATATGACCCGTGAATGGGGCTATGTAGAGAATGATCCCCTGAATAAACAGAAGGCCGGAAAGATTATCACGTATATGGAGTCCCTTGATGCCCGTACAGCGTTCAATACTGCTGGCAAATGGGCTCGTTTGTTTGGTGGGGCTCTGGTCTTCATCGGGGTTATGGATGGTCGGTCTCCAGACATGCCCTTGAATATGAAACGTGCCAAGAAGATTGAATTCCTGAAAGTCTATGATCTTGGGGATATTCTTACCTATAATTGTAAGTTTGATACCGATGTAAAAAGTCCTACGTATGGATCCATTACCCATTATTGTGTGCAGATGAGAGCGGGGTCACAATGGGACAAAGTGTATATACATGCGTCTAGGTGTATACCTTTTTTCGGAAAGAGAGTTCCGTCCTCCATTGAAGGTGCAGCTTCTCTTCAGGAAATACGGTATTGGGGGATGTCCGAGATACAGCCTATTTGGGACTATATCAAGGATCACCAGAATGCCTTTGGCTCTGTTTCTAATATTCTTTTGGAACTGATTATAGGCAAGTACACCTTCCAGGATATGGATGAAATGCTTGCTTCCGGGAATGAGGATAAGTTTAGGACCAGAGTAGAAGCTATTGACATGACTAAATCAGTTCTTCATAGCGTCCTTTTGGGTGAAGGGGATGCCTATGAACGGGACACGGCCAACCTTTCTGGTATCTCCGATGTCCTTGACCGCTACATGATGAATCTGGCCGCTGTTACTCGATATCCGGTTACCAAGTTGTTTGGGCGATCCCCTGCTGGAATGAATGCTACCGGCGAGAATGATTTGAAGAACTATTACGATTCTGTCCGTACTAAGCAAAATGCCTGGACCCCGTTTGTTCAGAAGCTTGTGGATATTGTCGCTGCGGTA